GTCAATGGATTCTTCGGAAGCTATGCAGTCTCTAACAGATATAACCAAAAGAATAGAACAATTTCGCAGGATAATTGAAACTCCAAAGAAAGAAAGAGACTCACTAGGAATTACCGGGGCATTAGAAGATTTTAGATCTAATACTAACAATCGTAAAGACTATGAAAAAGAAATTGACAATTTTTATGGCAAGCTTGGGGACTATATTTCCAATAACATTGAGAAGTTAAATACTGATGTTACGGCTAAATATGAGAAGTTCAGACAAAACATGATTGAGACCTTGATGGAGTTTCTAAGAGGAAATGGTGATGCACTAATCAATAAAGCCACCGTTGGAAATCCAGACAAGCAAGCACAACAGCTTAAATCTGAATTAGATTCCGCTAATAAAGCAATCGAAGATGCTATCACTCAGTCTCGTGCCGAACTTGTGAAATTTCTTAATAAGAACACTGATGATTGGTCTGCTGCCGGAACAAAGAATGCTGCCCAATATTACGCAACTATTAAGGATCTTTTAGGCTTAGACGATACTAGTAAAGAACAGATACTTCCAGAGATAACTGATTCTCAAAAGGATAATTTACAAGCATTATTAGACACCTATAGTGACGAGATAAAGCTTGCGGGAGAATTTCTAAACAAAGTTAACAGTTTAAAGAATACCCTAGAGAATGCAAAGCAAGCTATAACACGAAATGAACAAAACTATATTGATATAGATGAACTGGTTAATGCCAGAAAAGCGGTACAATCTGGCGCTAGCCACGGTAAGCCAACTACATCTATTGATGTTGAAATCAATCCAGTAATTACTGATCCAGCTGAATTTATTGCAAAAATCGAAGCTCAATTAGCAAATCAGATCGTAAAAATTGCCGTAGAGCCAGCGATCAATTCAGCGGCAGAATTCCAAGAGCTACTTCGACAGCAGCTTCCAAACGAGTTTATTGATGTCAAATTCAATCTCGAAAACGGTTCAACTCTGAGTCTTGATGGAATACTTGGGCAATTCGATACTTTAAAAGAAAAAATAGATGTTGTTAAAACTGAATTATTGAATCTTGAGACTTTATCGGGCAGTTCAGTAGCTTCGATCAAATCAATCTTTGATCAGTTCACAATTCAACAGCCGACCAACTCTACACAGTTCAGTGAGATCCTTAAATCTATTGAGCAACTTCAGACTGATGTAGGTAAAGATATCGACATAGATCAGGTGGAGAAATTGGTTCGGGCACTGAACGAGATCGGAAAATTAGCAATTTCCCCGAACATTGATTTAAGTGAATTCAGTCTCGGTGGAATCGACCAGTATCTCAACAAGACAGATAACCTAAAGGCGCTTGGGGAGACTTTAAATGTGTTGGCAAATGGTCTTAAGTCTCTGAATATTGCACTAACAAGTACGAAGTTCTCTGAATTAAAGGATTTTACTATCAGTAATGAAGCTCTCGAAAATCTCCCAAAATTTGCGGATGGATTGGAAAAACTTGGGCAGAAACTTCAGACCTTCTCTTCTTCTGCTACTGGCGTACTCTCTTCTATCAATCAAATCTTATCTCAGTCCAAATCACTTGAATATCTATATAATCTCGCAAACTCTCCAAATTCCAGTAAACAATCCAATATTGTCGGAAATGGGTTGTTGAATGCATTCGACAAATCTGCAATCACCACAATTCAGCATCCGGCTGGAGGTACTGACGAAGTTGCTGCACTTGCAAAAGAATATCAGTGGCTTACCACACAGGCAAAGACTTATTTTACACTTGCAAGTAAGTACGCGAAAGGAACTATCAGTTCTGAGGATTCATTGAAGTTAACTCAGTTGGAACGTGCTATGACAGGTGCTATCCAGAGAATGGCTCAGTTCCAAGAGACAGACCAATCGTTGGTGACGGCTCAAACTGATCTCCAGAACGCTTTGAATAAATGCGGCACGGCGGTCGAGAGTGGACTTGTCAATAACTTGACTAAAGCATTGGCTCAAATAGATACGGCTGAAAACAAGGCTTTGGGATTCTCCAACTCAATTCAGGAAGTTAAAGATAAAGTAGTTGAAATTCAGAGGGTGTTTTCCACAGGCGGTTTAATTCCAACTTCCGAAATAGAGAAAGCTGAGGGCACTCTTAAAAAGGCACTTAGCGATGTCAAGCAGCTGAAACAAGATATATCTGAGGCTAAAAAAGCTCAAAAAAATGAGATTAAGAACTCTTATAAAAATATCTTTGGCAACTATGGTAATACCGCGTTAGGCAAGGCTGATAAAGGAGTTGTAACCGACGAAGTTGAAATTCAGAAACTGGTTAATGAGTACAATTATCTTAATAAGGCGTTAAGTGAGTACATTCAACTCATGGGAAAAGAAACGGCAAATCCTGATAAGAGTGCGGACAGAACAGCTAAGATAGCCGCCCTGACAAATGCCTATACTGATTTCATAGCGAGAGCGGATGCCGGAGTAGATACTGAAAGCCGTTTGGCGAAAGCTTCTGGTGATTTATCGAATGCATTAACAAATGCTGGAAAAACCCTCTCATCTGACTTACATAAGAAATTGCAAAGTTATATTGACAAACTTGGCAAGGCTGAAGACGGAACGACAAAGTATTCAGAAACCATTAGAAAGTTACAAGAAGTTCAACAAAAGCTTACGGCATTTCAGAATACTAAGGCAACTAACGTTAGCCAAATAAAAGCCATATTTGATGAGTACCAGGTTGGTGCCGATGTTTATTCGGAGGCTCTAGCTAAGATCAAGACCGCCCAAAAAGAAGTTCTAGAAAGTCAAAAAGCCCAACTTAGCTTAAATATTGAAAAATGGCTCCAAGACAATACAAAAGCCGCCGCCAAATATGAAACCGAACTTAGACAGCTTCAGAAGGACATTCAAAAGGTTTCAACTGCAGAAGAACTGGATGCGATTCGAACAAAAGTCCTTAAATTTGAGGAATCAGCTGAAAAGGCAAAACTAACTGGTTCGGCATTTGCTGATACTTTGAAGCAGAAGTTCAAAGAGCTTGGAACCTATTTGATGTCATTTGCAAGCTTCTATCAGGTAGTGAATGTTTTAAAACAGGGCGTGTCTATTGTTCACGATTATGACGATGCTTTCACAGAAATGCGCAAGGTAACAACCGCTTCCACTTCTTCTTTAAAGGAATTCCAGAAAGAGAGTTTTAACCTTGCAAATCAGGTCGGAACAACTGCTCAAGAGCTACAACAGTCCACGGCTGACTGGCTACGACTTGGTGAATCGTTCGAAGAAGCAAAAAAATCTGCACAAGATGCTAACGTGTTATTAAATGTATCTGAATTCGAAGATATCAATTCTGCAACTGAAAGCTTAACAGCCATGAGTCAAGCGTATCAAGAGCTTGATAAAATGGAAATCATTGATAAGCTCAACAATATTGGTAACAATTTTAATATTGCCACCAATGATCTTGCCGAGTCTCTCCAAAGATCTGCGGCTACTTTAAAAGTTACGGGAAATACAATTGATGAAGCTATAGCTCTAACAGTTGCTGGCAACTCAATTTTACAGGACCCTCTCAGTGTGGGAGCGGGACTTAAAACGATTTCTCTTCGTATTCAAGGTACTGAGGCGGCAAAGCAAGAACTTGAAGAACTTGGGGAAGAGACCGAGAACGTGATTCATACGACTGCAAAATTGCAGGAAACAATCAAAGAATGTACTGCTGTCGCGTCGAACGGATTTAAAGGTGTTGATATACTCGACAACAATGGTAATTTTTTATCTACATATGAAATATTGTCAAAAATTGCCGAGGTATATCAAGAAATAGTCGAAACAGATAGGCAAAATCAAACCAATCGCGCATCTCTTTTAGTGGAGACGCTTGCGGGTAAAAACAGAGCAAATATCGCGGCGGGTATTTTACAGTCGCCTGAATTGCTCAAACAAGTATATGAAGAAGTTAAAGAATCATCTGGCTCCGCCCAGAAAGAGCTTAATTCATATTTAGATTCTATTTCGGGTAAACTGACAACTCTGAAAAACACATGGCAAGAGTTGTGGTTTAATTTTATTGATTCATCGACCGTTAAAGGGGTTGTCGATGTCTTAAATGATCTAGCAAAAATCGTTGAGAAACTAACAACATTTGCAAAACCAATGGGAACAATTTCTGCCCTAATCGGTGGGATGGTTTCTGTATTTGGACACGGTAAACATTACAAACTTTACAATGCCTCTTTCTATAAAACCACATAATAATGCCATGCGGCCAATGTAGAGAGCATCATTCTTAGTCGTGAAGAGAATGAGTGTCCTTTGGAGTAATCCATAAACGTCGAATTTCGGGGGAAGTCCTAAGCCAAAAATGGTATCTGAGCAATGCAATAAAAGCGCGAAAGCGTTTGCGAAGAGATAAGTGTAGAACACGAAAAGGATGATCCCGACGCGGTACAAACAAAGAAAGTGTGTTTTCATCGTATCGCGCGAGAGACTGACAAGACATGACGT